GACGCAATTGCTCTAGTGCAGAATGCACTTGTAGGACTTATAGGAATTATCGGCGGATATTTTGCTGGTAAAAGTAAAGGTGATGAATAATGTCGCAAGATTTTCCAGTACCAGCAGAAACAGCAAAGGCACCTAAAGGTAGCGTTGCTAGATTAATTCAAGTTGCTAAGTCTCAAGTAGGATACATTGAAGGTCCTAAAGATAACGAAACAAAGTATGGCGCATATACAAAAGCTAACTTTCAACCATGGTGTGGTTCTTTTGTAAACTGGTGTGCTAATGAAGCAGGAGTTAAAATTCCTAATACAGTTTATACCCCAGGTGGTGCAGCAGCATTTAAGAAAGCTGGTGCATGGATTGACGGAGACATTGCAGATCCAGAGCCAGGAGATATTGCCTATTTTGATTTTCCTTCAGACGGTGTCGATAGAATTTCTCACGTAGGAATTGTTATTGAAGATAACGAAGACGGAACAGTTTGGTGTATTGAAGGAAATACTTCTTCAAAAAAGTCGGGAAGCCAAAGAAATGGCGGAGAGGCTTGCAAACAACTTCGTGCTTTTAAGAAAAATAAAGCAGGAGTTCAAGTTTCAATCGTAGGATTTGGTCGTCCAAAGTTTAAGTCTGGAGCAGCACCTAAACCAGCTGGATCAACATCTGCTGGAGTATGCCCAACTTGCGGTAAATAATGAAAACCTACAGTGTCAAGATTGAAGTAAATGCAGAAGTACAAGCATTTAGCGAAGAAGATGCTGCAGATTACATCAATGATATATTTGGTGTAGATGAAGAAGTTAAATCAGTTAAAGTAACTAGCGTTAAGGAGAAATAATATGGCTAAAGAAGGATACAAACCAACCGCTGGCATGCAGTCTGCAGCCCGTCGTGCAATTAAATTAAAAGAGCAAGGTAAAGCAAAAGGTGCAGGAACAGCAGTAGGCTGGACTCGTGCAGGACAACTTGCTAGGGGCGAAACTCTTAGCCTATCAACAGTTAAAAGAATGTATTCTTATTTCTCACGTCATGAAGTAGACAAAAAGGGTAAGGACTGGGATAACGCAGAAAGTCCATCTAACGGAAAAATTATGTGGTTGGCATGGGGCGGAGATGCTGGATTCTCTTGGTCACGCAAAATAGTTGAACGAGAGAAGAATATGAAGAAATCATTAACAACAGATGATTTAGTAGAAGAAATTAAAGATATCTTGGATGATGTAGTTAATCCAGTAGATACAGTAGTAGAAATTCCAGATGATGAAGAAATTACAAAAGCATTAAGAGCAGAAGTTACAAAAGAGCAGCTTGGAATGGTAATAGAGCATCTCATGGAAGCAATTGAAGCAATGATTGAAGTGCCAGAAGAAGGCGAAGAAGAGGAATCAGATTCAGCGGAAATGGAAATAGAAGACTCAAATTCTTCAAACCCAGCCCCAGTAGGAGATCCTATGAAAAATGAAGCAAACTGGCCAATTAGCAAAGCGTATGAAGATTGCGGATGCGAGACATGCAAGGCAAAGAATATAAGCTGCGAAGATTGTGAAGAGTGCATGAGCAAATCTTATGAGTCAGACAATGAAGATGAAGATAAATGGGATAATATGCAAAAGGCCTGCTGGTCAGGATATACCCAAAGAGGTATGAAAGAGAAAAATGGAAGAATGGTACCGAATTGTGTACCTATTGATAAAGTACAGAAGTCCGTATGGAACGGAACTTTTATTAAATAGTCTATTGACATAGCCGCAGTATTTCCTGTATAATATATATCAGTGGGATGCTGCGGTTTATGTTTAGGAAATGATGTTAAATTTAACAGAACTAGGTGTCGAAGTCTTTATAAAAAAGGCTAAAAATATAACCCCATTTTGGGACAATTACGACCTTATTATTTGGAAAAAAGATCATAACGGATTTACTAACGTAAAGGGCATGTTCAGAGAGAACGCTTGGGGAATAGCAGAGAAAATTTCTGTTAACGATAACGGACTATGGAAGTTGCCCACAAAGTATGTCAAACATTTTAAATGATCTAGGCATAGATTCAGATGATCTAGATTGGTACCACCTCTCAATATGTAGAGGAATGGATACTAATTTATTTTATGAAAAGTATGAAGCAGATCCAAATATAGCAAGAAATATTGATGAGATGTGTTTAAGTTGTCCAGTAGTTAGCATGTGCTACCAAGCTGGAGTAGATGGAAATGAGTACGGAGTTTGGGGCGGGGTTTATTTAACATCTGGATCAATAGACAAGTCAAAGAATTTGCACAAGTCTCCAGAAACTTGGAAGAGGTTAAAGAAGAAAAATGTTTATTGATAAGTCCTCAGACAAGCAACGAGAGCATTTTAAATATGGCATCAACCAGTGGACTGGTGAGCCAAATAAACCAGTTTTTTATAATGAAGAGATGAAAAAGAAAGTTCATCAAATACCGAAGCCCTCAATGCTTCTGATGGATATAGTGATGTATCCAGACTTCTTAGCATTAAGATTATATGAAGATAATTTTTTACAGTTCGAAGGTACCAAAAAAGAAATGGTGATCGATTATGTTGGAAAGGTCAAGAAATTGATTGAATCATATGGAGTCAGATGCGAGTTGGAGGGCAAACCCAGTGAAAGAGTACTATGACACAACACACATTGTATTTATTCATTCAGAACAGTGCCACGGCACTGTTGAAAAACTTGGTGCATGGGCATCAATTGTGAGATATAACAAGGACGGAATAGAGCACAACGAGCTTATGGAAAATGAAGACTTTACTATAATCGATGAGATTGTTTTTAAACATATTGAGGAATCCGAATAATGGAAAAAATTTTATGCTACAGTTGCAGTAAGTCTAAGAATAAATTAGAAGTCAGAAAGTCTAGTTTACTTCCTATTAACCTTCTGATTTGCGAGTCCTGTCATTCTGCTAAACTAGAACCCAGATGGGTAATTATTTTGGCTGGCAGACAGTCTGGATCTGATTCAGTCAAAGAATTTATTATTAAAAGACGCTATATTGGCAATGAAATCTCAGCTTCTGAGTTATTAGTTTAGGCTTCATTTACGGTATAATTAGTTTATAATGAACGATTATACTTCTATAATTATTGCTATTTCCGCCGCTATATTGTCTGGTATGGGAACGGCAATTGTTGCTGGATTAAGGGAAAATAAAAAAGAAAAAGTCCGTCAGGCTGAGCGTGAGCAGGATCATTTAAAATTAGAAATAAAAGATTTAAAAATTTCTTTATATAAGATTGAGCGTGAACTTACTGAATGGAAGGATAAATATTATAATGCCATCCAAGAGCTTATTTCTGTTAAATCCGAGCTTGAGGAAACACTCCTTAAACTATCATTTATTGACCATAAAATTGATGAGCTGGACTCGGAATATTAAAAATAGTATACTAGGGCTATGACCTGTATAGTAGCCCTGATTCATGAAAACAAAGTCTTTATGGGCGGAGACGCCGCCGCATCAGATGATAAGTCTGGTTTAATATTTCAACGCACAGACCCAAAGGTATTTAAGGTTGGTCAATACGGAATTGGTTTCGTAGATAGTTTTAGAATGGGTCAAATACTTCAATATAATTGGACGCCACCTAAGTACACTCCAACTGTTGGATATAGAAACTTAGATAAGTTTATTAGAACAAAGTTTGTTGATTCAGTTAAAGAAGCATTTAAAGAACATGGTTATGGAAATTTTTCTTCTGGTACTGAAGATGGCGATGAAGGCGGAATCTTTTTGATTACGGTACAGGGTGCTGGAAGAATTTTTAGCATGGACTCTGATTTTCATATAGGGGAAGCAGATGTTCAATACATGGCAGAAGGTGCGGGCCAAGAGTTAGCCCTAGGATCTTTGTACTCTACAGCACAGGTTAAGACTCCACGTAAGCGTGTACGCATGGCTTTAGAAGCGGCAGCTAAGTTTAATATGTCTGTTAGACCTCCCTTTACAATTATTGAAGTCTAGAGTATAATAGATTTATGAAATGGGTTAATCGTTTAGCAGCAACCCTCCTAGGCCTTATAGGTATTGGGATAGCTAGGGAATTTTTTAATAGGTACGATGTTCTAGTATTTGATAAAAAAGATGTTGAAGAAGCCCGTCAAGAACAGCCACAAGAACAAAAGATCAATGCAATGGATCTTCGTGGAACACCCACACATGAGTGCGTATGCGGATCACGTATATTCTATGTAAGGGCAGTCTTCGACGATTATGAGATTGCTACATATTTTTTAGAAATGCAATGTGTTGAATGTGGCAGTTTAGCAACAGCTCCAACCCCCTTAGACAGAGAGATTCAGGAATGAGAAAGTCAGAAAGAATAAGACTACTTGAGATGGAAATGCTTAGAATGCAGTTTCAAATTGAGTATTTGAATACAGCAGTTGCCTTATTGTTAGAAGAAAATAAGGTAAAAGGTCCAGAAATGGACGCTGGAAAATGGTATTCTGCTAAATTAAACAAAGATAAATAGTATTGACAATACCCATATCATTTAGTATTATTACTATATGAATAAAAAAATAACAGGGCTACTATTAGCTCTAACACTACTTATACCTGCAACCGCTAATGCGGCAAATTTGTCCAACAAAACAGTTGGAACACCAGTCATTGCTATTTTAGATACAGCTTTAGACACATCTTTACCTATTTTTAAAGATAAAATTTTATATGAAGCATGTGTTACTCAATGGGCTTCGTGTCCAAATGGCTCATTTGAAATGGAAGGTCAGGGGTCGTCTGTTCTTAAGCCAGAGTGGATTTCGAAAAATGGTTTTAGTCACGGCACAGAGATGGCATCTATTGCAGTTGCAACTAACCCAAATGTGAAGATTGTTTTTGTTAGAATCATTGGTGCCAACCGCCTTGGTTTTCGTCAAGCAACTGGGGAAGCAACTGTTTATAATGCATTAGACTGGGTTATTCGTAATAAAGATAAATTCAACATTCAAGCTGTTTCAATGTCTCAAGGTCAGACGGTAACCTCTAATTCTGTAGATTACTGTCCCAAGACTCCCATTACAGAGGGTAAAATTAAGGCATTGGCAAGCGCTGGCATCCCAGTGTTTTTCCCTACTGGGAACTCAAGGAGCTATTCTAAAATTGACTGGCCAGCATGCATTCCTCAATCAATAGCGATTGGCGCAACCATGCCAACTAAAACAATTGCTGTCTACGGAAACCATGACCCTCTACTAACAGATTTCTTTGCTCTTGGTACAACTAGGGCAATAACAGCAGGAGGAAAAGAAATAAATGTGGCTGGCACATCGGCCTCTACGGTTATAGCAGCAACGTCTTGGGCTACTATTAAATCATCTAAGCCAAATTTAACATATGATCAGATGTATGAATTAATTTCTAGAACGTCTGAGCCAACTTCTAACTCTACTATTAAGGGTGGGAAGCTTATTAATCTGAGTGGAGCACTAAATGGGTAACCAGCAAACAGTACTCGAGGGAATCATCGAAGATGTTGCCGTAGAGCTGTATCAAAAACTTTGGAATGCAATTCCAGCAGAAGATCAGACTGAAGAGTCATCTAAAGCTATTGGATTAAATTCAAAAGAGACTACTCTCTTTGTAATTCAAAGATTTATGGATAAATTTAATGCAGCAGCAGAGGCTTTAAAAAACGAACCAAGTGTTGACTAGGTTCTAGTTATTTAGTAGAATAGGTACCATGCAAACATTCTTACCAGAGGCGGACTTTGATGAGACCGCAAAGCATTTAGATCGCAAGCGTCTTATCAAGCAAAGCGTAGAAAACCTACAAATACTAAAGTCTTTAGCTGGACTATATAGTTCTGGCGCATGGAAAAATCATCCAGCAGTTAAAATGTGGGATGGCCATGAAGACTGGCTATTTATGTATAACGAAGCAATCATTAAAGAAATTATTCTTCGTGGATACAAAAACAGTACAAGGGCTCAGTTTGATGAAATATATCAAGACCATTTCATGCTACTAGAGTCAGACGAACCTTGGTGGCTTGGAGATAATAATCTTCATTACACACATAAAGGTCGCCTATTTGAGAAAGATCCAGAAAAATATTACTTCTATAGTGATTACTCTGACTTTCGTGAATTAGGATATACATGCTGTGATTCATGTAGTTATTACTGGCCAACCCATGCGGAGGCAAAGTGATAGTAACAGATTCAAGCTTTCAAGAAGTATTAGATCAAAATAATCTTATATTGATTGATTTCTGGGCGGACTGGTGTGGGCCTTGCAAAAAGGTTTCTCCTATCCTAGATGAGATTTCTCAAGATAAGGGTCTACCAGTTGGTAAGTTAAATATTGATGAGAATCCTGTAAAAACTGCAGAATACTCTGTACATTCAATTCCAACTATGGTATTATTTAGGGATGGAAATCCAGTCCATACTGTGATTGGCGCAAAGCCCAAACACATGCTTTTAAAAGAGCTGGCGGAATGGATATGACATTTGATGAATGGATTGCATACGGCATAGAAAAGGGTTGGTGCGGACCTCCTGTATGTTATACACACGATGGACTACCAATGTCTGAACAAGAATATGCGGAGTTTGACGAAGGTCAAGATCCATGTACTCACATTGTTCGAATGTACGAAGACATTGATATGAAAAAAAGTATAGAGGATAACCACTCTCCGTCTCAATGGCGGAACTCGTACATAAACTAGAATTCCACGCTCATCTAGAGGTGGATAAATTAAGGAGAATAAATTAAATGAAGTCATTTAAAAAAATCGCTCTAGCAATGGTTGCAGCCGTTGCAATGGGTACACTAGCAACACCTGCAAGTGCTGCTCCGATGGTAGTAACTTCTGTTAAGAAGAATACTGGTACGGTAGCAAGTCCTACATGGACAGCACAAACTGCTGGAACAGCAGCAACTTCACCAATTACAATTCCAGTTCCAACAGATAACTCTGTTGACTCACTAGATGTAGTTGAGTTCGTAGTAACAGTTGACACAGGTACATCAGTAACTGTTTCAGCAACTAACGCAGTAGTTGTATCAGCATTTGCTACATCTACAGCACCAGTAACAGCATCTTCAGGTTCAGCAACATGGACACAAAATGTTGGTACAGGTACAACTTCAACGTTTTATGTATATACTAAAACGACAGCAGTAAGCTCTGTATCTATTACAAATCAGGGCACAACTGTAACATACTTCCTACAGGGTACATCTACATTGATCGATAAGATTGCCGTAACTGGCGTAGATTCTGCTCCAGCAGGAACATCTGTAACAGTAACAGCAACAGCACAAGACGTATTCGGAAATAAAATTTCTGGAAAGACTCTTAATGCAATTGCTAACGGTGCAACTCTTGATACAGTAACTGTAACAACAGGAGCAACCCTTACAAACTTTGGATCAGCAGACGTTAAGTTTGTTGCCCCAGCGACAGGCCCAGTAACAATTGTTTTCTATGCTGCATCAGCAGACATGGCAGCAGCGGTTACAGGATTCAGCACACCATCTGCATCATCTGTAAAGATCATTGCAGTTCGTGATTTGGCTGGAGACCTAGCAGCACTAACAACACAACTTGCAGCAGCAAATGCTGCTAAGGCAACAGCAGAAGCAGCACTAGCAGCAGAGAAGACAGCCCTTGCAACAGTAAAGGCAGAACTTGATGCTCTTAAGGCTAAGGCTATTGTTGACAAGGCAGCAGCAGACCTTGCTCGTGCAACATATGTTGCAGAGTACAATGCTCTTGCTAAAAAGTGGAATGCTAAGTTCCCTAAGCTTAAGGTAACACTTAAGAAGTAGTATCAATTATGTTCGTGGGGCAGGGGAGACCTTGCCCCATTGACATATAAATGATAGAATAAGATATGGCACAGGATGAGATCTACGAATTAGAAGGATACTTTCAAAGAAAGTACACCAAATCAATAATAGATCAAATAAATAATTTTGAGTTCCCAGAAGAGTGGACTCCTAAACAAGTGGTAGATTATATTACTTATAAAATAGATAGGAAATAGATGTTCGAGAAATTAAAACTATGGTTATTCCCAGCAGAGGTTAAAGGATTTAATTACAATGCTGCGGATAAAGACGGGGATAGCCTTGTTCAAGAAGGCACCCGATTTGAAAGAAAGGTGACTGTTGTGAAGAAAACAGCAAAGAAGCCAGCCGCAAAAAAGAAGGTAGTGAAGAAGACAGCACCAGCTAAGAAAACAGCTCCTGCTAAGAAGACTGCCCCTAAAAAGACTACTAAAAAGAAATAATGACTCTAGAAGAATCTTGTGAAATGGCGGGTTGTAGTAACCCTGCAACCCGCCTAACTTCAACAGAAACCAAATATATTACTATTTGCGAAGACTGTTGGCATCAGATATACAAAAACTGATAAATGCTATAATAGGTATATAGATGGCATTCTAGACCCATCTAAATACAAACCTATAGGAGAACAAAATGGCAGACGGAAAAGATTTAAACGGATTTACATCACCAAAGGTGAATGATGCATCAGTATGGAACGGCGTACAGTATGCTGCAGATCCAGCATCAGCTTTCCCAGCAACAGACAAGTCATCACAAGATGGCTCAGGTCTTGGCAACGGTGGTAAGTAATAGTGTGCATTGAATGTGGATGTGAAGCATTCGGAAGCGAAACTGGAATTAATAATATTCCAGGAGGCATATTGAATGTTGCACGAGATGGAGAAGCAGGTCTTACATTAAATATGACAGCAACTCCAGAACAAAGAGAAAGATTTATTAATGAATAATGGAACAGGAATGGATACTCCTCCAAACAACACACCGTCAGGTGCTGTAACTTCACAAGAAGCAACGAGAAAGAATCCATCTCAAGGCAAGTTTAAATCTGGTTTTAGTGGTCCACGACCAGCAACTAAAATTGACACAAATAAACATGGTATTCGTAGAGAAACCATACTTGGACAGAAGAAAACAAAGCCTAAGAAAGTATAAATAATATTCCCCGCCAAGCCCTACCAAGGGCTGGTGGGGATCTTTATTGGAGTAATATGTGTAAAGAGTGCGGGAACTGTGATAAAGAACACAGCAGAACAATAGATGATTCTATTGACAAAACCCTGGATTCTCCTATATAATTAGGGAAAGAGAAAGAGGCGGCATGTTAGAAGTATTTTTTGTAGTACTCTCATTTGCTATTGGCAGATGGATGGGAATAGAGCAATCTAAAGATCAAGTTCATGAGGAACGAGATAATTTTAAGTCATTATGGTTAGATGCTGAAGATAAAGCAGAAACATGGAAGCGCAGGTACAACAATCTAGCTTCAACTACACAATCATCATTTGAGGAATAAACTTGACTCAGTATAAAGTATTTGAAAATTCAATTACTCTTGTAGTAAAAACAAAAAGGCCAGAAAAGTGGCTACTTGTAGATAGAGAAACTGGACAAGTTTATCAGGGAAATCCTAATGGGTATTGGGATAGATTAGATCCTTACATTAAGGAAAATAATGAATAAAAAAACAATCACAGTTGTTTCTCTTGGATTAGCGCTTGCAGCAATTGCATATGTTACATATAGCAGCCTCAGTCAACTAAAAGATATTGATTACGATACGTTTGACGAAGAGTCAGAAGACGAAGACTTCTAATGTCTATTCATTTAACTAGAATCTATACAAAGACTGGTGATGATGGTGGAACATCATTAGCCAACAATGTCCGTACAAGCAAGATTAGTCCTATAATTCAAGCTATAGGTTCAGTAGATGAAGCCAACTCTGCAATAGGAATGGCTACGGAATACTACAACGACATAATTGAAAGAATTCAGAATGACCTATTTGATCTTGGAGCAGACTTGGCTGGATCAAAATCAATGAGTATATCACAAGATAGAGTAACATATCTAGAGAATGTTATAGATGATTATAATGAACACCTAGAGCCTTTAAATTCATTTGTGCTTCCTACGGGGTCTCTACATAATGCTAGAACTATTGTTAGACGGGCTGAAAGAGATGTTTGGATGGCGATAGAGATACATGAACACAATGATGACTTTAAGATTAATCGCAACATCCCAGTTTACCTAAATAGATTATCTGACCTATTGTTTGTTATGGCACGATACCACAACAAAGATAAAGAGAAACTCTGGGTTCCAAAGCATGAAAAGTAAAATTGTTTTATCATTGATTATAATTGCAGGAGCATTAGGATTTACTAGCCTCTCTAATGATTCAGAATGTATAAATGTTTATGTTGATTATGCATCTTTAAATAAAGATAAAAAAGTAATTAGCTGTATCCCAGCAGACAAAGCTTACGCTATAGATATATTAAGGGACGGCGGAATAAATGTAGAAGGCACAGATAGGTACGGCCTTGACGTAGTATGCCGTGTAGAAGGTCTTCCAGGCCCTGAGATAGAAGATTGTAAAAATATGCCAGCAGAGAATGCTTACTGGGCTATAATAGTAAAAGAAAAGTTTAGTTTAATTAACTTATTCCCACGATGGGGATGGGCGCAACTAGGAGTATCCGATCTTGAATTAGATGCAGGAGACTCTCTTGGCCTAGTCTTTGTCAAGGACGGAGAACTGAGATGGCCAGATTAGATATATTAGAAGAGATTGAAAGAAAAGCGGACGGGTATTCATTAGTAAATATATTCGCCAATATCTGTTTACAACTCGTAGGTGTATATGCTACCATAGAGATAACTACATACATATGGAGACAATTCACTGGTCATTAGACCACATAGTGAAAGCGAAAAGTGCGGCGAGAAAGAGAGACCTCATGACTTTAGATCGAGATCGATCAATGCGTCTTAAATTAGCTATAGAAGAGATGCTAAAAGATATTGATATGAGCGGGGAAGAATGGAATGATCGTGATAAAGACGGCGTTGCATATTGGGAAAAGTGGGATAAATGATTAAGGCCATAGCGTGTAGGATTAAAGGTCATATCCTGCAGATGGCAGGAACTTGCCCATTTACTGGCTCAACCTATCAATATTGTGAAAGATGTAACGCTATGATTCCTATTCAGAAAGCGGTGGAGTAATGATAGATAAACTTATTAGTATCTTATTTAAATGGACTGGGTTTAGAGAGGCCCTATTTGCAGAGGTGAATATGTATAACTCATTGACTAGAATTATGAAAGATCCAGAATCTATGGAGATTGCATCAGCATTCTGGGAAGAACCAGATGGCTGGAAAGGCTGGACAGTCGAAGAAAATAAATATTACTTTAATGATATTCCAGAACATGACCTCATGGGTGTAATGGAGTCACTTGAAGAAATGACTAATGCGTGAAGCCATTTCTCATCCTTATGCTAGGCCTATTTATATTTCTTAATTACATGGCTTGGCTTCAACAGCAGACTATGACTAATGGCTAGAGACCACTTCAATAAGCTGTGGTCAACTATCCTGTCCAATGGTGTACGCCAGGATTCTGAGGGAAACTGGACAGTAATCAATTCTTCCACGAATAAGAGAAGAATGGAGAAGACTGGTTCCTCAGTAGGTGGAGCCTCTGGCCCATCCTCTCAGGAATGGATTCCTGCTAAAATATATGTTACCCCAGAAGATCTGGCGGAGATCTGGGAGAAACAGGGCGGGAAGTGTTATTGGTTTAACATACCTCTAGATATAACACTATTATATAAAGACCATAAAGATTGGATGCCTAAACATCCATTAGCTCCATCCATTGATAAGATCGATGTAAATGGAGACTATACAAAAGAGAATATAGTTATCTGCACAAGGTTTGCTAACTTTGGTAGAAATGTATGTGAGTTCGACAAATTTCATGACATAGTAGAGATACTACTAGGAAAGCAGTCGACTAAGAATATAG